CAGGTCGGCACCCCGCAGGTCGGCACCCCGCAGGTTGGCATCCCGCAGGTTGGCACCCCGCAGGTCGGCCTTTTCACCGCCTTCTTCATTTTTAAGCCATTTTGCATGACGCTGTAAAACTTCTATTTCTTCTTTCGTGAGTTCGCGCATAATTCCACCTCAATATGTTTTAAAAAGGCCCCTTGTCGGGGCCGTAGTATTCGGGTTCATCGGGAATCGTGCGGTCTACGCTTTCCCTCTCCGCGTCGTACATATCTGCTTCTGGTTTCATCGCATGGCCTCCATCCCGTACAAGATCTGTGGAAGAATGCAGATACCGAGCATGACCGACATAAAGATGATGACCGCAGCAACTCTAGCCCGGTCAACCTTTTTAGGCCGTTCCAGTGATACCTTGGCGTGCTTCATGTAGACGTTGGAAATCATGCCGCCACCTCCGTCTTTCTCAGCCATTGTTCTGCTGCCTCGCGCACGCTGGCCTTTCTTGCCTTGTCACGAATGCGTTCAAGACGTTCCCGGAGCGTCGTTCCCTTGCGTTCCCCGACGAGCACGGGATGGCTACGGGTGAAATCGTCTGCTTGATATGCGGTAAAATTCATAACCTTCTCTCCTGCGTTGAAGTCTGGATCTGCGTCCCAATCCCGTTTCCTGCCCCGGACTCCGGGGCAAGTGCGGGGGTTCGCCGCCGGGGGTAGCAATCCAATTGCTACCCTTCCATTCATCGAAAATCAGCGCGGAAACCCCTGCATTCATGCTGGGGAGGAAGCGCCGCCTCCTTTCTAAGTTCTGTTAAGTAGGTGGTTCGAGGTTCCAGCAGTCTCAACTTTTTGTAGCTGATACCGGCGGAAATCCGCGTACCGTCAAGCCGGCGCACATCAAAACTTCCCGAAGTCCTTCGCCCAAAGATGAACGCCTCTTCACCTTTGCAAATCACCTTGTCGAAAAGACGAAAGCCTTTGACTTCGTAGGGAGCCTGGTTCTTCTTTCTCAATCCGCCTTTCAGAATTGACAGCTTGTGAATCTGCCGATTGTGCTTTCGGGTTTGCTTTTGAAAGAAAAAGCCCTCCAGGCGCTTTGCACCAAGGTTGTCCGCAATGCAGTACGCGTCTGCACAGTGGCTCTTTGCGATCCCGTGTGAGATGCGCTTATGCTTGGTGAGATAACCGTAGGTGTTGCGAACACTGAGTTCTGGGTGAGCCTTTTTCAAACGTTCAAAGAACGTCCAACGCATGATTCCCATGAAGGTTTCCGCTTTGAACGACTTGCCTCGCTTGACTTTGAGCTTGATCTCGCCGCGGTGCAATGCCTTGTGACAGGTCTCACACAGCGTGATGAGATTGTTCGGCGCATCGCCCCCGATTCGACGGCTCTCAATGTGGTGAACATTGAGTATCGGATCTTTGGACTTCCCGCGGCAGTGCTGACAAACGTGTCTGTCCCGGAAAAGCACATATTCGCGCACGTTCCAGAAACCGAGTTGTTCACCTCGCTGATAGTCGATGCCCTCGACATGCGGATTTTTGATTTTCTGAATGTCAAAAGCTGCCGTTTCGACGGTGATTGCAGCCACAGGTAAAAGCCGCATGACTGCTTCCACGCGAGACGTGTGCGCCGCTATGCGGTTTTCCACTGAAGGAGCAAGCCAGCCCTCGCGCTTGCTTGCCACCCGGTTGTCGAAACGAGGCGCACGGTAGCGCGTCTTGCGGCCGCGGCGAGAGCGGCGCAGGGCAAGACGGGCAGACAAAAGATCCGTGATGTCTTGACGCAGTTCGACTTGCGAAGCATAGAGTTCGGCCTTTTCGGTTGTAGCCGAAAGACCAATGTGCTTGTAGCCTGCATCTACGCCAAGCGTCACAGACTGCTTTGCTTCGCCCGTTGCGATCGTGAGTTGAATCGTAAAAGGCGTGCGTCTTTTGACGATTGCTTTCTTCTCTTTGAGAAGCAGTCTTGCTTTTGCCGATGAGCATGGCATCTGGGGCTGTCCTCGTTTGTTTAAAACAAATACTCTCAAGATTTGTCTCCTCGGTCTTGCGACCGGTTGTAATCCTTCGCCAATGTTGGAAGGGGTTTACTTGTTCGCGGCACCGCTCCTACCTCTCAGAGCTTTTAACCGCCGACCGCAGAGCGCGGAACTAGGATCTACATTCCGCGATGCCTGTGTATTCCCAACCAACGTAGTCCGCCTTTTGGGCGGTCTGAGGCTAGTCAACCAAGGCTTTTATCAAGCCTCTGCCTTTAGGCAGGGGTTGTTGACCACATTTCACGGCCCGATCTTTGTGTCGTAACCGTGTATGCTCAGCCCTTGTTTGGACGCCTTGCCGGGAGTTCCGGGTACAACGCCTCAATGGGGGGCTTCTTCGCTCTGATTGTCAAAGAACTGTGCGGGGCTTCCCGCGAAATTCGTTATCCCGCGTAGTTCTCTTCCGCTTCGGAGAGCCATCCGCTGAACCAGCCGTCGAGCAACCCCTTGGGCTGGTAATCACAGGCTTCCACGACCACGCCGCCGAACTCGTTTGCGAAGTCACAGGCTTCGATATCGCTGGTGAACTCATCGATGCAATCCATCCCGTTGTCGGGGTTCTGGCTGATTACGAGGTAGGCGTTCGTGGCGTTCATGGCTGTTCTCCTTTGTGGCGGGGTTCGTTCCCCGTCTCGTTGAAAACAGTATTATTAAAATTTAGTAAAACGTCAAGATGTCTGGTTACTAAAATTTAGAAAATTTGGCACAAAAAAAAGGTAGCCGAAGCTACCTTAAAAAATACAGCTAGTTACAAGTGAAACTATTTTCCGTCTGCTTGTTTTAAACCCATTCTGATTACGTCATGTAGATTCAATCCCAAGGCTTGGCACAGGTTCACAAGGTCAGCCATACGAAGATTCTGAGGCTTCTTATCCTCACCTGCGCCTTGAGCTATCAATATAGAGCGAACCTTTCCAAGAGGGTTTCCCATAAAAGGGAAAGCCATTTGTCCTAAAGCCTTATCTGACAGTCTAAGCTCTTTTTGTCGTGCTGCAAGTTGGGTTCGGATTGCATCATCAAAGATGACCATCCCGTCTTTGGTAAGCATATTCTCCACTCCTTTTTACCCTCCTTGTAGCACGATATTGGTATCGGACGTTGACATACTCCCACAGCTTACGCAGTGGGCTTTCTCAGCCACATTCTGTAATCTAAAATTTAGTAGTTGACAATATACTAAAATCTAGTAAATCTGTTTTCAACAGGGCACGCCCAACCGCCCCGCGAAGCAGCGAACAGGAGGGAGTAGGCCACCGCTCAAGGGGCGGCATCACTGGACGGTATTCAGACGGTGGCGGTGATGTCTCATGAAATCCCCCGAAGCCACGAAGCGAGTGTCGGGGTGTCCAGAGACGAAAGTGGAGAAGGGACAATCTCGCAAGACGGCGCATCAGCCGGAAAGCTCCAAGGTCACAGCATGATGCCTGCGTGTGGCTGCCGAAGCGATAGGGACGGCTCCATACCGGAACCTGTCGAGGCAATGTCCTGCCCCCGTGTGATAGCGGGTAAGGGCGAGACTTTGCCTTTGCTCCTGAGACTCACCACCCGGAACTCAGGGAAAGCCCAAATGCCTTTCTGCCTTTCCTCTTCGGCATATGCCTTCACCTCTTCGCCTACCGAGAACTAGGGTCAGGGCGGGAACCGCCCTCTTGCCGGAATGGGAGGACGGGAAAGATGAAAAAGGGGCACGGAATCTCAAAAGCCGTTTTCAATTCTTTTTGAGATGCTGCGAAGTGTGAAAAATTTTGTTGCTCATGGATGCGAAGCAAGGTTTGTTGTCGCGCACGGAATAGGATTTTGCGAGAAGCAACGCTGAAACAGGACATTTTACCAAAATGTGGCATCAAGCAGTACGTCGAAAACCAGAAGAATGTGTAAAGGGGGACGCGACAATGGAATACTCCTATGAAGGGAGGAAGGGAGAATGCCGATCCTGATTTGCCAACAGTGCGGCCGGATGTTTGAGGTGGCTCCCAGCCGTGAGCATTCGGCAAGGTACTGCTCAAAGGAGTGCCGGCTTGCCGCCACCCAGAAAAAAGAGGCTAAGTGCGAATGCTGCGGAAAGGAGTTCAATCCCCTCAACCGCAAGACCCCGCGTTTTTGCTCCCGCATCTGTGCCAGCGCAGCGCAAAGCGGCTTGAGCCGGGAAGCGTATCTCGCAAAAAAAAGCGCGGACAAGGCAGACCCTCGCGAGGGCAAGCACCTGTGCGCGGGAGTTGCCGGAAAGAGCTGCGGGCGGTGGATCACCGACTACAGATGCCCTCAATGCTGGGAAAAGTTGCGTAAAGGATCCGACGCTGAGGGGCTTCCCTCATACGAATTTCACGGAAGAAGATCCGGGGGGATGGAATGGGACTGGTAGGGCCGGGCCCCTGCCTTCACGGTCGGCTTCACCGTGATGGGCGGCGCGTCCTGTGCTTCGCGGACTGGTCGAAAGAGTACGGAGTCCCGGCGTGGACGTCTCGAAACGGGTTCGTCAAAGACGTGAACTTTTGCCGCCTGTACTGCGAGAAGAGGCCGGACATTGTTGAAGTAGAACTTGAAGGTTTCAAGGCTTAGGCAAAAGAAAAGGCCCGATGCGGGAACACCGGGCCAAACCAAAAATAACCAAGACGTGAAAGCAGGATACATATGGAACAGGGATATGTCAAGCTTTGGCGGAAATGTTTAGACAGCGGATTGCTTCAAAATGGCCCCGCATGGCAGCTTTTTGGGTACTTGCTGCTCAAGACTACGCACAGGCCGCATCGCCAGATTATCGGTGGCATGGTTTTTGAGCTTGAGCCGGGGGAAGTCATCTTTGGGCGAGCTAAAGCAGCCTCTGATCTGGGGCTGAGCGAAAAGCAGGTAAGAACAGCTTTTGAGCTGCTTAAAAAACTCGAAATTGTGGCCAGCCGATCGACCAACCGCTGTACGGTGGTTTCTTTTGTGAATTGGCATAGATACCAAGATGAAAGGCCAGCAACGGGCCAGCAGAGGGCCAGCAGAGGGCCACAAACAAGAATGTAAGAACAAAGAAAGATAAGGCAAAAGAAAAGGCCCGATGCGGGAACACCGGGCCAAACACCAAAACAATCTCTATGGAAACATTATGATGGAAACACAGGAAAAAGTCAACAGTTTCATACTCTATACGGAACAGTGGCCAGCAATTTCCTTGCTGAATGATGTTCAGCGTTCAACCCTCATGCAAGCGATCTTCGCACTGCATGGTGCATGTACGATGCCTGAGCTTGATGACATGACCAAGGCGATTTTTCTTCTCATGAAACCACGGTTTGAAGAGAACCGGGATCGGTATGCGACGAAGTGTGAAGCAAACCGGGAAAACGGGAAAAAGGGGGGGCGTCCACGCAAAAACAAAAACCAAACGGTTAATTACGAAAACCCAAAAACCGAACGGTTTTTAGACGAAAACCCAAAAACCCTTACTGACTCTTATACTGACTCTGATTCTGATCCTGATTTTAAAACACCCCCACCCCTCACAGAGGGGCAGGGTGGGGGGGAGTCCGCTTTCGCTCACGGGGAAGAAAAGCCCACACCTCGGGAACTCGGAACGAACCCACGGGCGCAAGGGACCAATCCCCGGCTCACTGGCGATAACCCCCGCGCTCAGGGAACAAATCCCCGGGCGCAGATCGAAACGTCATACCCGGACATGGCCTTTGTCCAGTTTCTCGACGCCTACGCGCCGGAAAAGAGGGATGAAGGCGCGGCTTGGCAAGCATGGCTTACGCTCTCACGGGCAAAACAGCTTCCGGGGCTCCCCAAGCTGCTTGATGCTGTCACGGCATGGGAAAACTCTGAGCAGTGGCAGAAAGACAACGGCCAGTACATCCCGCTGGCATCCAACTTTCTCACCAAGCGGCGATTTCTCGATACGCCTCCTCAGCGCGCGGCTCCTGCTGACGAGTTTGATCCGGAACGCTTTGCCAAGGCCGCTGAGCAATGGAAAAACAGGTACAAAACGACAGAGGGTGCATGATGAACGGAGATACTTTTTTTGGCATGATGAGAAATATTTACGCTGTCTTCAACAAGCCTGTCCCTTCCGATTCTTCGCCGTTCGTCATGTCGGTCTGGGAAAGAGTGAATCATGTCCCGGATGAAGCTGTCCCGTACATCGTGAACCAGATCGCGGACGAGGAGAGAATGCCTCAAAACGTGGGTCGGGCGATACTCCGGGCATGGGAAAGCTGGCAGGCGAACAATCCCGGGCGCATGGTGCATATCCACTGCGACGTGTGCGGAGGCGATGGGTTTTTCTGGTGCTGGAAGCAAGACGAGAAGACGGGAAAGTATCAGCACTTTTTGTCTCCCTGCCCGGCGTGTCGGAAAGCTGACTTTCCTCTGCCTTCGATGCGTGAGCTGCGTGAGCGCGGCGTCGTCGTGATGCCTGTCGGCTATCCCGGGGGCCCGGTACAGTTTGACCGGGATTCTGAGCTTGGGGCCCTATGGCCTGTGGGTACACCAGAGGGATGCGGAAAGAGATTCCTTTCTGCTACGGAAGGGAAAAGGGATATGCGCCTTGATCCGCTCCGCCTCCGGGCCATGAGCGAGGCTGAGAAGGCTGATGTGGTGGGTGCCCGGTATGCGTAGAGCTGCGCGCGTGGACGACAACCAGCGAGAAATCGTGGAAGAACTCCGGCGTGTTGGGTGCTCCGTCTGGTCACTCGCCGGGGTTGGCAAAGGCTTCCCGGATCTCGCCGTGGGCTTCCGGGGACGCAATCTTTTTCTTGAAGTCAAAGACGGCTCCAAGCCGCCATGCAAGCGCAAGCTGACGCCGGATGAGGAAGCTTTCCATGCTTCTTGGCGCGGGCATGTCGCTGTGGTCGAAAGCGTCGAGGACGCTCTGAAAATCGTGGGGGTGATGAGGAAAAAGAAGGAACGGGTCAAAAAAACTTGAGGGATGGGGAGAGATATGTGCTTTGGTGGGGTGGTCGCGCCCGACGCTGATAAAATACGGTTTCCCAGTGTATCGTCAGATTGCACAGGGAAACCGGGTCTTTGCGTATGCAGATGAGCTGCAAAAGCACAAGCTCAATCTTGAGCGGAGGATATTCGGTCAAGCTCCCCCTCGTCCTCTTTGAGTCCTACTGGAATGGGCGGCATCCGACGATAAACGGATACCGACGCTCGAATTCGAGTTAACTATCTTTGAGCTGAAATCGACAAGGTTGCCGATGTCTATCTTAGTCTTCCTCTTCATCGTCTTCCTCCGTTGCCGCTTCCAGCTTCATGAACTCGGGAAGAACCGCAATGCTGCCGCATTCGTCATCCATTTCAACAGCCTTGAAGCCGAGCTTACGGGCAAAGGCGATCCGCATGGCCTGAGCCTCCCAACCCGCGTCGTCCTCGTCCATTCCGAGAAGGTCTGCCCAGTCTTCCCGTTCTTGAAAGTCCAGTTCTTCCGAAACCACGGCTTGCCAGCATAGAGCAAAATGGATTTCGTCTATACCGCGCTCTGCCATAACTTCACGTAGAGCCGTTCCAGCAGCGCCGTCTTCAAGGTACGGAAGGTCGCCATTGGTAAAAATAGCGTTGTCATCTACTTCGCACTGGTAAACATAGTCACCGTATCCCCTTGCTGTTCCATACGTGCGGGCAAAGAACCCCGCGCCGAAGTTATACCCTAACCCGGTTCCTGAGTTAGAAACTACAAGGTGTTCAATCATGCTTCCGTGGTACAGCTTCATAGTGTTTTTCCTTTTAATTCGATTACCCTAAAAATTCTTCGTCAAGAATTTCAGCGATGAGTCCGGTTTCCTGCGTTCTGTTTCCGTTTTCATCGTGCAAGGTGATGACTACTTCCATGCCCTCTTCAAGATGCTGTTCGGTATCGATGGTTCCCGTTGTGCCAGTCGTGAGCAGGATAGAATAGCGGGTCATGTCTTACTCCTTTGTTCTGTTTAGTGTTCCATTACTACGATTTCGCCAGCTTCGATCACATCAAAACCTTCGCTTTCATAAAAGGCCACCAGCCGATCCATATCTGTATCGGCATCCAGAGGTTCAGCTACCAACCGAATCGCCATTCCGGGGTAAGTAGCGCGAGCGTGAGAGACGGCTTCACGAAGAAGGCGGCGGGCAATGCCGTTTCCGCGATTCTCTGAGGGAACAAAAATCTTTTCGATGAGCACATATTGCTCTCCGTCCACTTCATAACCATCTTCATCAAAATCGATTTCTGTTTCGATACGATATGCACAGAAAGCCTTGTTGTTTTCAAGAGTTGTTTCGTTGTTGGCTGTGGTGATGGTTATCATGAGAACTCTCCTTTTGTCCCTTTCGTTGAAAACACTATGACTCCCTTTTAATTTTTTGTCAATAAAAAAACGTTAAAAAAATGTTAAAAAATTATTTTTCTATTTTTTCCAATTCGTTACGTATTAAATTCTCAAAAAGTCCTGTGAGGCTCAAAGCCCGTTTTTTAGCAAGCTCCTTAGCCGCTTGTGCAAGATCGGCAGGCAAGTAGAGCGAAATCCGTGAAGTTTCTTCTCGTATGATCGACCCCTTTGGTCTTCCTACTTTTCTTTTTGTTTCAGTCATATGTAATTCCTTAATGTTTTTTTATTGTTATAAAATTATCGCAAACAAAAAGCAACTAAAAAGCTTGACTGTACCGCGAGGATCGGTACTCTTCTGCTTAACCAGGAGCTTTTTTTATGGCAGTTCTTCCTCTTCGTTATTTCTCCCCCGATGAGTTCTGTTGCAAGGACGGATGTGGGGCGGGAATCGAGCATATGAACCCCGAAGTTCTCCGTATGCTTGATGAGGCCCGCGATTTGGCGGGCATCCCGTTCCCCCTTTCTTCCGCCTACCGCTGTCCGAAGCACAACAAGGCGGTCGGCGGCGTGCCCACCTCCGCCCATACGAGAGGTTACGCCGTGGACATCCGCTGTGTGGATTCCCATTCCCGTTTCACCATGCTGCAAGCCCTGCTTGAGGCCGGATTCCGGCGCATTGAGCTGGCCCCGACATGGATTCATGTGGACAACGACCCGGACAAGCCGCGCGACGTGGCGTTCTACCAGCAGGGAGGCAAATACTGATGGAACAGACCGTGATTGATTTCCTTTTTTCGACACTGGCAAGCCTTGCCGCGCAGTACCCCGAAGCCTCGTGGATCGTCACCGCCGTCGCCGTGCTCATGTCCCTGTGCGGTGTGGCTGCCGTCGCGACCATCTGGCTTCCCGTGCCCAAAGAAACGTCCGGGGCCTATGCCGTCTTCTACCGCTGGACGCACGCCCTTGCCGCACATTTCGGGCAGAACAAGGGCGCCGTGGCGGACGGCAAGGCCCCGGAAGTTCAGCAGGCCGTGAAGCAGGTCATGGGGAAGTGATGTGGACGCGTGGGCGGCTTTTCTCTCGGCTCTCTTGCAGCTGGGCCTGCGCCTGCTGGAAAAGGCGGACGCGGCCCGCGCTGCTGAGTTCCGCCGTAGCGTTGCTTCTGATGGTGCCGGGGTGCTCATATCTCAGCTCAACCCAGGAAGTGCCGGCGCTTCCAGTCCTGACAAGCCTGCAACGTCTGGAACTGAACGGGACGCCGGGCGTGTGGATGGACAGCAGTGACGCCGGACGCCTTGCGCAGTGGATATACGATGTGACGGGGGAGGCAGGCCGATGAATCAGGTAGGGAAGGAAGGCGCTGACCATGCCGCCGAATACATCGAAGCCGTGCGCGGGACGTGGCCGCTTATATCCCTCGCCGGGGCTATCGCACTGGCTTCTGCGCTGCATCAGCTCAAGCGTGGGTACAAACAGCGCACGCGGGCGCAGAAGGTCGTGACGGTACTTCTGAACGCCGTTTTGACCACGTCCCTTGCCGTGGGGTGTGTGCTTCTTCTGCCGCTTGTGGTTCCCGACGTGACGCCGGAAATGCAGATTGCCGGGGCCGTGGTGCTGGCAGGACTCGGAGGGGAGACGGTTAAGCAGTGGATTTTGAAGCGCCTCGGCCTGTCCGTGGTTGATCTCATGAACCCGGACGACATCAACGACATACGCAAGACCATGGACCCGGAGACGCGCAGAAAGCACGCGAAGCTGTGCCCGTTCCGTGGGGACGAGTGTGAACCGCATGAGAAGCAATAATATTTTTCTTTATATTTTGGGATTTGTATAGTATATTGTGCTTATCCAACGCGCCGTAAAACCTCTCCCTTCAGGGGGAGGTTTTACGGCGCGCCGTAAGCGGGGGAGGATGTCAAGGGGCAGGCTTGATGAACAGGGGAAGCTACCTCCCCTTTCCCAAGGTCCCCGGTAGGCCAAGAGGTAGACTGGCATGAATGGATACATACAGCGTTCAAAGGGCGATTCTGCAAACGGAACTCACGCCGACAGACAAGCTCGTAGGAATGGCCCTTGCCCTGCACATGGACAGGAAAACCGGAAAGATCAGAGTCCGGCAAAAGACGATAGCAGAGGAATGCGGGGTATCGGACAGGACGGTCAGAAAAGCAATAGCGAATCTCGTGGACGCCGCCGTCTTTACGTCTCAGCGGACAGGACGGGCTGCGCTGTTAACACCGCTCTGGAAAGAGAGTGGAAGAGTGGAGCGGAAGCCCACTTCCGATCAGACCGGAAAGCAGCTTCCGCCTTGGGTACTCGACACGACACTGAGCACGAGGCCGGAAGAAGAGGAAAAGCGAGGGCACGCAAGGTTTTTGATGGAAAAGGCAAGAAAAAACTCAAAACTGTAGCGCGTGAATTTAAATCGGATCTCACCGCCAAGGCGACGGATTCAGAAAAAGCTTTTGCGGACATTCTTAGTAACGCTGGTATCAAGTATAAATTTCAGAATATTTTTAAGATGGGGAATACGTTTTCAATCGTAGATTTTTTCCTCGGATGAAATGGGAGTTGTGAGCATGGCGAGAGAGGACTTGAAGAAACCTCGAAGCAGAGAAGAAGCACAGGCTTGGGGTCGGAAAGGCGGCATTGCTTCAGGTATCGCCCGGCGTGAAAAGAAGACTTTTCGGGAGACGCTTGAAGCCTTGCTTGACCGCAAGCTCGACGGCTCACGTCTCACCGGGCGCGAAGCCGTTGCCGTTGCTCTTTTCGAGAAAGCTATGTCCGGTGATGTAAAGGCTTTTCAGGAGCTTAGAGACACCGTTGGCGAGAAGCCCGTGGATAAGCAGGAACTTTCTGGCTCTCTCGATGTCGTGAGCATACTTGAAGAAGCAAGAAGGCGTGCAAATGGCCGTTGATTTTGAAGTGATGCTTGCCGCAGACATCGGTGGATTCACCCGCGATCCGCTTCGGTTTGTACTCTACGCTTTTCCGTGGGGGCAGGGTGAGCTTGCCGATTTTGACGGGCCTGACAATTGGCAGCGCGACATACTCGGTCTCATCGGTGAAAAGCTCAAGTCTGGCGCTTCTACAGATGACGCTTTCAAAGAAGCTATCAAGATCGCCGTGGCTTCCGGGCATGGCATCGGCAAATCGGCGCTGGTGGCGTGGATCATCCTGTGGGCTATGAGCACGTGCCCGGATACAAAGGGCGTTGTGACGGCGAACACGGAGAACCAGTTGCGGACAAAAACGTGGGCTGAACTCGCCAAGTGGCATCGCCTCTGCATCTGCGGGCATTGGTTCGACTGCACGGCTACAGCGCTCATCTCGAAAGAGCCGGGGCATGAAAAGACATGGCGCGTCGACTCCATCGCGTGGTCTGAGCGCAATACTGAGGCGTTCGCCGGGCTACACAACAAGGGCCGTCGCGTGCTCATCGTCTTTGACGAGGCGTCCGCTATCCCAGACGTGATCTGGGAAGTCTCAGAAGGCGCGCTGACTGACGAGGATACAGAAATCGTTTGGTGCGCGTTCGGCAACCCCACGCGCAACACGGGCCGCTTTCGTGAGTGCTTCGGCAAGTTCCGGCATCGGTGGGAGACACGCAAGATAGACAGCCGCACGGCGAAGATGACGAATAAAGAGCAGATCGCAGCGTGGGTATCAGACTTCGGTGAAGATTCAGACTTTGTAAAAGTCCGCGTCCGGGGTGAATTCCCATCGGCTGGGACGGCACAGTTCATTCCTGCGGAATTGGCGCAATGTGCTCGCGGGCGGCATTTGGATGAACAGACGTACAAGCATGCGGCTAAGGTCATGGCTTTGGATGTGGCCCGCTTCGGTGGCGACTCAAGCGTCTTGACGAAACGCCAAGGCTTGTACTGCGCACCTCAAAAAATTTGGCGTAGCGTCGACTTGATGGCTCTTGTGGGCGCTGTTGCGCAGGAAATCCGGGACTGGAAGCCTGACGCGGTCTTTATCGACGGCGTGGGCGTGGGCGCGGGTGTGGTCGACAGGCTGCGCGAGCTTGGCTTTTCGGTGACGGATGCTCAGGCTGGCGCCCGCGCCATTGATCCGAAGAAGTACGCCAACCGACGCGCTGAAATGTGGGCTGGAATGCGGGATTGGCTGGCAAATGGCGGCATCCCGGAAGGCCAAGAGCTTTTTGATGATCTCACGGGGCTCGAATACGGATTTACATCGTCCGGCGCGCTTTTGCTTGAAAAGAAAGAGGACATGAAGAAGCGCGGCTTGTCCTCCCCAGATAGGGCTGATTCCCTCGCACTCACTTTTTATGCTCCTGTGGCTTCTCCGCAAATGCGGCGAGAGGGAAGGGCGCGAACTGAATATGATGTGTTAGGGTGGAGGTAATATGTCTTTCGGACAAGCAGAAGTTATCGAAACTCAGAAAAACGTAGACCCATACGATTTTAGCGATAGATACAACACGAAACTTTCTCGTGAAGAAGAAGCCCAATTTCAGAAATGGGCAAAGATGCAGGGGCGTGAGAAAGATGTTTACGATTACGATATCCGAGGTGCTTGGAAAGAATTACAGACTGGAAAGATGTCTGAAGATGAACGGGGGCATCTTGGAGACAAGTATAAAAAGCCAAACCATCCGACTTTTAGCGACCAGAGCAAGTATAACGGAATAGATGGCTATGCTGGCGGAACATGGTCTGAAGAAAATGGCAAAACTGTGTACCGTGTTTCAAAGAGTAACACAATGAGCAAGGCTCAACTCAAAAGATACTTTGAGCGTGTAGAGCCTGATGTCATTTTAATAGATGAAAGGTAGCTGAACAAATGAAATATCGTCATGCTGTCAGCCGATATGAAGTTGAAGAGCCTTTCTTCAAGATGCAGGAACAGGGGCTTTTATCAAGCGCCATGTCCTGCATCGATTCTCCGACGCTTGAGCGGTGGCTTGAAATCACAGCAAGGGGCGTCCTCTTGCTGTGTGAGGATGAGCAAGGCGAGTTGCTTGGATGTGGTCACTTCACGCCTTTCCGTGGACAGGTGTGGGAGTTTGACTTCACGGCGTTCCGTGAAGCTTTCCATATTGCTCCTCAAATGGCGCGGGGTGGCTTCCGGTGGGTGTTTGAACATCTTCATGCATCCGCGATTGTCGGGTTCTGCGCTGAACCCAATAGACAGGCTTGGAGGTTGGCGCTGGCGTGTGGTTTCGAGGTTATGGGGGCTATCCCCGGCCTGTGCTGGTTTTCCAGACGGCAAAAGCATGTGGGTGGCGTCATGGTCATGGCAACGCCTCAAACTGTGGAGGATGCAGATATGTCTTTTGGTGGTAGTTCTACGCCGGAAATTCAAGAAACTCCTAAAGCTCAGACAACTAAGCCTGTTACGGAAGCCGCTACCGCAGCCCGCGATGCACAGAGGGAAAAGGCGGCAAAGGCCGCTGGCCTGAACTCGACGATTCTCACGAGCCCTTTTGGGACTTCCACGATGAACCAGAATCAAAAAACTTTGTTGGGGCAGTAAATGGCCGTTGATGTACATGCATTGAATCGGCGCTATCAGTCGCTGCGTGACGAGCGTTCACCGTGGGATTCCGCCTATGCGGATCTTGCGCTGCACTTCTCACCGACAAAGTACCGTTCCGATGCGTCGAGCGACACCCCCCACAACCCGCAGATACTTAACTCGCGGTTGGTCGATTCCACAGGCGTTCTCGACATGCGTACACTTGCGGCGGGTATGCAGGGGGGCATGACCAGTCCGGCGCGTCCGTGGTTCAAGCTGACTCTTCAAGATGAGGAGGCCTTGAGCGCACCGGATGCCGGAAAGTGGCTGGATGACGTAACCCGCCGTATGCAATCGGTCTTGCACCGCTCGAATTTCTATAATGCAGCCCATGCACTGTACAGCGATCTTGGAACTTTCGGAACAGGATTGATGATCGAGGTAGCAGATTGGGATGGCCTCCATTTCTTTGTGATGAACGCTGGCGAATACGTCATTGATACGAATGAAATGAACGTGGTTGATACGTTTTTTAGGCGCATCAACATGACGGCGCGTCAGATTATACAGGAATTTGGCGAGGAGAAAGTCCCGAACATCGTCAAGACGGCTGCGAAGTACAAGACGGGCAATGCAAGCACCACGCGATTTGATGTGATTCAAGCTGTATACCCGCGAAAGGATCGCACATACGGCAAAATGACCTCCAGCAATATGCCTTTTGCTTCTGTTTACTGGATGCTTGCGGGAACGGACGGGCAAGGGGCTCCTCATGTGCTGAGAGAATCCGGCTTTGATGAGTTCCCCGCCTTTGCTCCTCGCTGGGATGTGAGCGGTAACGATGTATATGGGCGTTCCCCGGCGATGGATGTTCTCCCTGATTGCCGGATGCTCCAGAGTATGACCACGACGCTCCTGAAGACGCTTCACAAGAACGCTGATCCCCCGATGTCAGTTATGGCTTCCCTTAAATCGGTAGGCCTTGATCTGCGTCCCGGCGGTGAAAATTTTGTTGATACGTTCGACGGAAGGCCGCCTACGGCGGCGCAGCCCATCCAGCAACCGAATGCCCAAAGTATTCAGTATACACAAGCGGCGATTCAGGACGTGCGGCAAAAGCTCCATGACGGTCTGTATGCCGATTTGTTCAAGATGCTCATCTCAAATGACCGCCGTCAGATTACGGCTACGGAAATCGAGGCCAGGGAACAGGAAAAGATGATCCTGATAGGCCCTGTGGTGGAGCGTCTGCAAAAGGAATTTTTCGAGCCGCTGATTCAGCGCACGTTCAACTTGATGCGTCGATATGACTTTATCCCCGAACCTCCTGAATCAATCTCTGGGGCGCCTTTGCGCATCGAGTTTGTAAGCGTGCTGGCGCAGGCACAGCGTCTTGTGAGCACTTCGGGTATCGATCAGTTCATGGCCTTTGTCCTGAACATGTCTCAGGCGTTCCCGCAGGTCATGGACGTGATTGATGTCAAGTACACGATCTCCGATTACGCCGAGGCCGTTGGTGCTCCCAAGGGGATGCTGAGGAGTTCTGAGGAGATCGCCGCCATTCAGCAAGCTCAGGCTGAGGCTCAGCAGCAGGCGGAACAGCAACAGCAGGCTATGGTCGCAGCGCAGCAGGTACAGAACCTGACCGGGGCCGCAAAGAATTTGGGGCAGGCAACGGTAGGGGCGGATGGACAAACCGCTCTTGAGGCAATCATAGGCGGCATGGGAGGCTTGTAATGGAACAATACGGGAATGAGCAGGCGTTGCAGGAACGCAGGAATAAAGCGCAAGCATACCACTTCCGCATGGTTGGCGTTGTACAAAAGCTGGCGGAATCGAGGGACGGTAGTGAATTCCTCCGCAAGCTGTTGCGCGACTGCGGATGTTTTGAAGCGCGCTTTTGCCCTGATGCAGCTCAAGCGGCCTTCTTTGAAGGAAGAAAGGCAATCGGGTTTGAGGTGATGAAGCTTGTTCAAGAGGCGGGGCCGCAAGCCTTGGTATCCGTAATGTCAATGGAAAAGGAGCAATAGAGCATGGCAGAGGAAACACAGATCGATGCGGGGACAACCGGAAACGAAGAACCCGCAATCCCGGCAGGAAACGAGGCAGAAAAGGGCGGCGATACGCTTTTGACTTCTACCGCTGAGGAAGGGGATGCCCAGAAGGAAGCCGAAGACGGGAAAGGCACGGAAGGATCCGAAAAGGCTGAACCCGCCAAACCTGAGCCATATGAGATTGAGGCACCAGAAGGTTATCCCATTACGCCTGAAAACCTCAAGTCTCTGAATGCCCACTTCAATGAACTTGGGCTTACCAAGAAACAGGCTGAAAAGGCCCTTGCGTATAGGGCCGAACAGTACGCCGCTTTCCAAGCCAGCCAGCAGGCACAGCGGAAAAGCTGGATCACCGAGATTCAGGCGGACAAGGAATATGGCGGGGAAAAGTTCAAGGAAACCGTAGCGGATGCCAAGCGAGCATTGGCACAGTTTGACGAGGGAGGAACTATCCGAACCTTGCTTGAAGAAACAGGATACGGGGACAACCCCGCTATCATCAAAGTTTTCGCCAAGGTCGGGCGGGCAATGGCGGAAGATAAGATCGTTGGCAAGGGCGGCGCGGGCGGTAAAAAGCCGCTGGCGGAACGTTTGTACTCTGATATGTAATGGAGATTTTTTGATATGGCTTACGAAAAAGGATATGTGGCGACCCTTGCAGAGATGGAAGCGTGGTACGCTGATGAGCCTGCTGGTGCCGTACTTGAACTGATGAACCAGACCAATGACATCCTCAGTGATGTTCAATGGCTGGAATCCAATCAGACGGAGGGTCATAAAACCCGTATTCGCACGGGACTTCCTGAGGTCTACTGGCGTCGCATTTATCGCGGAACGCCCCCCAGTAAGAGCGAATGGTCAGTCGTCACGGAACAATGCGGAATGCTCGAAGCCCGTATGGAACTCGATATCGCCGAAGTTGAGATGTACGGAGACAGAGCCAAAGACTTTCGTATGAGCGAAAGCCTCGCTTTTACGGAATCCATGCGCCAGAAAGTGGCGACGACGCTTTTTTACGGCAACAACGAAGCGCGCCCAGACGAGTTTAATGGGCTGAGTATGCGCTATCCTTCTCTTTCTTCCCCGAATGTCGTGGACGGCGGAGGAACCAGCGGCAACATGACCAGCCTGTGGCTCATTTCGTGGGGAGCCAATTCTGTGCATGGCATTTACCCCAAGGGTTCGCAAGGCGGCCTGAAGCACAAAGTTTTGCCGGAATACATGACCACCGACGATTCCGGGAACAAGTTCCAGTGTGTGGGCGATATCTACAACTGGAAGTGCGGCCTTGCCGTCCGCGATTGGCGCGCCGTGGTCCGCGTGGCGAATATCCCCGTGGCAAACCTCACAAAGCGCAAGGGCGAGGAAGGATTTATTGATCTTCAGGCGATCACCATCGAGGCAAAGAACAAGATGCCGCAAAACCTGCGGGATCGCGCTATCTGGTACTGCAATCAGGATGTTCTGACTGGCCTTGAGCTTCAGTCGACCGATGCGGGCAACGTGACTCTGGAGTACGGCCAGTACTTCAGTTCTAAGGCTATCCCCGCGCTACATGGTCGCCCGATCCGGCAGTGTGACGCTATCCTCTCCACTGAAACCAAGCTCGACGCATAAAAGGGGGACGCCATGATCCTTGATGACAACCTTGTCTTTACCGATGACAAAACCCCGGCAACTGGTGCGTCTGAGCCTGTGGCCCTTACGTCTTTCCATAATCCCGGCAAGGTGAGCGATCTCTACATCATGCTGCGCGTTACTGCCGCGATTACCGGGGCCACCAGCATTGATGTGAAATTGCAGCAATCCGACACGAAAAACGGCTCGTATACCGATGTTCCCGGCTTTGGCATCACGCTTTCGCAGGATGACGATGATTTCGATGCCGGGGCGGTCAAAGGGTATTATGCGTTGCCGCCTACCCTGACCAAGCAGTGGATGAAGTTGTACTACACTGTGACGGGTTCCGTAACGGCAGGTAAGCTGTTCGCCGCCATCACGCCTTTCCGCGATATCCCGTATGAGTCCGGCGAGTATATCGACGCCGGAAAGGTGGTAGGGTGATGCAGGTACGAGCCAAAGAACCGCTTGCCTATCGCAATGTCAGGTATGAAGCGGGGGAAGAGTTCACTTTCTATGGAGAAGAGAGAGACATGACCCCGGCAATGGAACCCGTTGGAAGTCCCATGCGGAAGGCAAAACGGGCGAACTCCGAAAATAGCGAAGTTTTTCCCGTTCCTGAAACTGAAGCGTAAAGCCTGTTGTGGGGAGGGATTCCCTCCCCACGTGAGGAAAGCATGTCAGCCAGCAAAATACAGATTTGGAATATGGCACTTGGCTTCATCGGCACCCGCACGGTTGCATCGGAAAACGAACGGACGCCAGAGGCCATACAGTGTGCCTTGTACTGGGACAACGCCCGGCGCGCCTGCCTGCGGGACTACCCCTACAACTTCGCGCAGGCCCGGGCACAACTCGCATCCATAGCCGTGCCGGAAACCTATGCGGATGAGTGGCGCTATGCCTATCGGCTGCCTGATCTTTGCCTCAAGGCACACAAAGTTGTGGGTGCCACATGCGGATGTGCCAATGCCACAGATCGCCGCATTCCTTTCGTCATTGTTTCGGATGCCGAGAAAACGGAAATGCTTTTGTCCGATGCTGAAAAAGTTCGGCTCGATTACACGCGAGACGTTCCGGAAGTTACGCTGTGGGATGATCTTTTTGTTGGGATGATGGCGAGAAAGCTCGCTTCGCTTATTTGCGTTCCTCTGCTCAAAAACAATACTGCAAAAGTTCAGGAACTTGAACAGCTTTACCGGGCAAGCCTTCCGAAAACTATGGAAGCCAATGCGTCTGAAAGGCACGAAAAACCATACAGGGATACATGGATAGCTGCACGCGGGGGATGGTATGACGCTTGATAGTTCTTTGAGCAGGGCCATATTCAAAGGAAATGGTATTGCTACTGAATTCCCATTTTATTTTAAAGTTTGGGACAAGGAGCAAGTAGAGGTTACCATTGCAAAAGAAGATGGCAAAGAAGAAACGGTCATACCTGATTCTGTATTGTTGAACGAAACAGGCGGAACAGTAATTTATAGATATATGGGCAGCGCGTTGCCTGTTGGCTATACTTTGGCAATTACTCGCGCTATGCCTTTTATTCAGCAAGATAGATATATAACAGGAACAAGGATTGATCCGCATGTTTTTGAAGAAGCCCTTGATGTTGCCTGTGCAGAACGTCAAGAGCTACTTGAAAAAATTAGAAGAGCAGTGCTTGCTCCAGTTACATCTGGTGAGTCTGGAAATACGATATATGCGGAAGATCTTCTTGCTGCTGCTGAAAAAGCTGTTTCCGCCTCCCTCAAATCCGAGACGTGCGCAACCAGTTCTTGCCAGTGCGCTGCGGAAGCTCAGGAAATCCGCTCTGAGCTTTTTGGGCTATCGTTCTCCGCGCATCTTTCCCCCACTCCCAATGTTGCGGTTGAATACACGCCGGAAACGGGGATGGTGCATTTCTACATTCCCCCGGGCCCGCCGGGCTCGCAGGGGAATCCCGGGGTTGGGATAGAAGGAAAAAAAGGGGACAAAGGAGAAAAGGGCGATAAGGGAGAAAAGGGGGATAAAGGCGATCAAGGAACTCCTGCTCCGGCTGGCGAGCGCGGGGAAAAAGGCCCTATGGGTGATGCGCCGTGGGCTACTTGTTTTGGGCATTTCCGCCTTTCCGGTGCCGATCTCCTTCTCGACTACACGGGCGCGACGCTCGATTCAGCTTTTTCTGTCAATGCCAACGGACAACTTGAGGTAACTTTCTGATGCCTACTCTTAATCTCGGACAAGTGCGCCCCGTGTATCGCGGCGCGTGGACTTCTATAGATACATATTCCGCATATGACTTCGTCATTTACAACGGTTCTGCATACTTGGCATTGAAAGACGTTCCAGCCAATTATGAACCGCCTAGTCAGACTGAATATTGGGTTCTCTTCGGAGCAAAGGGTGATACCGGTGCACCGGGGCAGGACGGTGTAGACGGTGAGCCTGGGGAGAGGGGCCCATCCCCGGGGTACCGTTGGGACGGTACTTTTTTGTCTATCCAGAACCCCGATGGGACATGGCCCGATCAGGGGATAAATTTGCAAGGCCCTCCCGTACCACTTTCAAACAGCGTCACGAGCACGAGCGAGACTGATGCAGCTTCTTCTCTTGCAGCTAAGACGGCTTATGACCGTGGAAGTTCCGGAATAACTGCTGCGGAGACGGCGCAATCTGCTGCGGAGACGGCGCAATCTGCTGCGGAGACGGCGCGATCTGCTGCGGAGACGGCGCAATCTGCTGCGGAGACGGCGCAATCTGCTGTTAATACATTGCGTACTGATGTTCCTTTAATTGCAGCCAATGCGGCGGGGCCGAGTGACAAATCCATTGATATTTCTTTTACTGGCAGTACAACTGTTATAGCTCCTGAAGATGGGTACTGTTCTATAGAAGGTGTTACTAATTCTGATAACGGTTTTGTCTATCTAGAAAACAAATCTAATAAAATTAAAGACGTTTCTTCTAGGTGGATTCCAGGTTCTGGCGTGTATGCATATCTATATGTATCAAAGGGAAACAGCGTTTTTTGGGAAGCAGAGAATTGTACTTCTGTAATAGCCCGTTTCGTCTATACCAACGGCAACGCGCCCGCATAAGGAGAACAAAATGCCTACCTATATCACCACTGACGAAACGGGCCGCGTTACTGCATCCGCAGACTGGCAATTCCCCGGCTCTGAGCCGTGCCCGTGCGAAGTTATACGCTATCCCAACGGTCAGCTTTACCGTGCCGATACTCTTCCGCCGGTTTACGCCAACCCTGGAACAGCAGAACAGCAAATCTCTGGAGATTGCCCGCCGGGTTGGGTGATGATGCCCGGCCCGCGACCCGAAGATATCAGAGATGCGTCCGGCGTTGTCACGGAGACGTGGGTAGCTTCACAGCAAAGGGCATGGGAACGGATCAGTACCGCCTCTTCACGCATACGCGCAGAGCGTGACCGCCGCGTTGAAGAAAGCTCGTGGATTGTCGAGCGGCACCGCGATCAACTCGCCAATGGAGGGAGAACGACACTCACGGATGCAGAGTATCAGAGTTGGTTGACGTACCGTCAGGCCCTTCGCGACCTTCCGCAGCAGGAGGGCTTCCCGTGGGAGGGGGGGCCTGACGATCCGGCGTGTCCGTGGCCTATCGAACCGAAGATAATGAGCTAATTTATGCGCATAGCCTACAAAAATTTCACAGGTGGAGAAATTTCACAGACGCTTTCCGCTCGTTATGATCTTTCGCGTTTTGGAACGAGCGTTCTTCGGATGGAGAATTTTACGCCGGGATTGCATGGAGACGTGCAGCGGCGGCCCGGCCTGCGGTTTGTGGGAGATTTGGGGCGGTATTCCATCCTGATCCCATTCAGTTTCAACGTTGATGCCGCGCAGAATTTCGCCTTGATTTTTTCCGACAAGCTCTTGCGCGTCTCCGATGGACAAAACCTCCTTGATGTGAACGTGGTGACGCCCTATGCCGAGTCCGATTTGCTGGGCCTTTCCTACGCGCAGGTTGGCGATGTGGTTTACATTGCCCATGAGAACTATCCGTTGCACAAAGTCATGCGGATGGGAAGCCCCGGGGCATACCAGTGGAGTATTCAACAAGCCGCTTTGAATACCAGCTTGGTCGCACCCGGCGCGCCTACCGTTTCCTTTGAGCGCAACAATCCTGATGACGATGCCGAACTTTCCTATACCTTACGCTACAAAGTGGTCGCAGTAGATGAGAATGGTAGAGAATCCCTTGCCTCACCCGCTGGCGAGACACAGGGCAAGCACCCCTCTGATTGGGTGACAGGAAATCAAGTTCGCATCTCATGGGCTGTCGTTTCTGGAGCCAAAGAATACAACGTTTATCGGGAAGAAGCGGGATATTACGGATTTATCGGGGTTGCTGATTCTTCTCAAATCCAAGCAGAGAGTACTGTAAATACCGTTTATGCAGTAAGTGTTGGCGGACTCATCTTTTCAAAGACAGGCGTGGGATTAAAGGGAAGAGTGAATAGCGGTACAAAATCTATAAGCATTATAGAATCAGAAGGTTCCAACGCCTTTTACCATGCCGGTTCTAGTCAGCTTTTAGTAGGAAATCCAGTAATCTATGGTGGATATTGGTATCTGGTTAATAATGTTCCTGGTTCTTTTATCGGAGATTATAGTTCATATAACGCATACCCAGGATTTGGGTTATCCGATGATTATCCTGAAGGGATAAGCGGTGACCTTGCCGCTGTCCCTCAGTTCAATACAACGCATACATATGCTCAGTATTTCATTGATTCCAACTATGAGGCGGATACTGCCGATACCCCAAAAGAAGATTGGAACCCCTTCGCCGATGGGAACAACCCGGCTACCGTGGCCTTTCATCAACAGCGCATGATTTTGGGGGGCACCAAGTCCTCGCCGCAGTCTTTCTATGCAAGCCGGACGGGGGATTTCGAGAATTTCCGCAAGTCCAGACCATTGCAGGATGATGATCCTATTGAGTACGTGCTTGCATCGGGTAGCATTGATGCAATCCAATGGATTCAGTCTTTCGGGGACTTGCTCATAGGCACCAGCGGGGCGGAGTATAAGGTTACAGGCGATAACGGCGTTATTACCCCGAAAAATGTGAGCATTGTATCCCAAAGCTATTGGGGGTCTTCCGGTGGCCTCACGCCGCTGATTATCGGCAACTCGATCATGCACGTGCAGCGGCACGGCTCCCGTGTACGGGATCTGTTCTATTCCTTGGAAAAAGATGGGTACGCGGGCAATGATCTTTCGATCATGTCACCTCACCTTTTCGATGGTCACACCATTTTGCAATGGGCCTATCAGCAGACTCCGGGATCCAATATCTGGTGTGTGCGTGATGATGGTGTACTGCTGTGCCTTACCTACATGAAAGAACATGAAATTTTTGGTTGGTCACAGCATATTACTGATGGAAAGTTCGTTTCTGTCATGAGCATGTCCGGCGATGACAGCGACGTAATCATGTGCGTCGTAAAGCGCAGTGTCGGCGGGGTGGATCATTGGTTCCTTGAACGCATGGCGGAACCATTTATGCCCATGACTGCGATAGAGGACGCCTTTTTCGTCGACTGCGGCGTTACCCGATCCAGCGCGGAACCCGTTGAAGTCGTCTCAGGCCTTGGGCATTTGGAGGGCCGGGAGGTTTCCGTTCTCGCGGATGGCTCCCCGGTTGAGGGGATGGTAGTCAAGAACGGATCGATTACGCTTCCCTATGCCGCCAAGAAAGTGCAGGCAGGACTGAGATTCTCGTCTGTTCTTGCGCTGCTCCCCGTTGAAGCGGACACGCAGGCGGGGAGCACGCTTGGAAAGATGCGGGCCTATGGGAAGTGCCTTGTCCGTCTTTTCCGCAGCGTGGGCGGCAAATACGGCTCACGAGAGGACGAACTTTATGACTTGCCCTTCCTCCCCTCCTATTATGGCGAGCCTTGCGAACCGTTTTCAGGTGACATCGAGTTCAACCCCAACAGCGGGCAAGAAGCGGATACGACCGTGTGGTTGGTGCAGGATAGGCCCATGCCGTTCCATGTGGTTTCGGTGATGTGCAGCGTAGACTTTGGGGAGGTTTGATATGGCGCTTACTTTCCAGACGGAATCCCTTTTCCCTGATCTGTTCTTTGAGATGAAGCCTCTTCTTGAACGGCATTGGGATGAGATCGCATTGAAGGATGCCTTTGGTCCAGTGGACATTGACGAAAACGCTTATCGTGCGCTGTACGAGTGCGGAATGCTGCACGTAACCACGGCGCGGGATGAAGGGCGGCTTGTCGGGTATGCCGTCTATTTCGTCATGCATAACTTCCACTACAAGACCCGGCGCGTTGCCGAGTCTGACGTGTTCTTCCTGCTTCCTGAGTATCGGAAAGGGCTGGTCGGATTCCGGCTGCTCCGCGAGGCTGACAGGGCTCTTTCCGGCATGGTTGATATTATCGTCAACAAGGTGAAGGCCGCGCATGACTGCGGGAGGCTGTTCGAGCGCATGGGCTACCATCTTGCGGAGAAGAACTACATGAAGGTGGTGGCGTAATGGCGTTCACATCTTCACTCGTCGCGCTTGTCGGCACGGGACTGAGCACGGTCGGTGCCTATCAGCGGGCAAAAGCCCAGAAGTCTCAGGCAGAATACAATGCGGCGATAGCCACCAAGAATCAGGAGCTGGCGGAAGATCAGGCGGCGGCACAGCGGCGCGAGGGCTATGAGAACATGGTCAAAAAACGCCAAGAGGTAGCCGGGGTTATCGCCAGCCAACGGGCGGCTATGGGCGCATCGGGGGCTCAGGTTGACAGGGGCTCTTTCCTCGATCTGGAACTGGATACTGCGGAAAAGGGCGAGATAGACGCCTTGGCTCTGTATCAGCGCGGTTTGGACGCCGCATACAATACTGAAGTTCAAGGTTGGAACTACGGGCAACAGGCTAAAGCATACGAGTCTCAGGCCGACAATATCAACCCCGGATGGGCGGCTGCAGGTACGGCAATCGGCGGCCTGTCGGCAATCGGGAGTAATTACGGTGAAAGGCTTTGGGGTGGGGGAAGCCCTCTTTGGAGCGGAACTGATGAAAGTGCAAAGAATGCCGTAAGTTTCAATACTTGGAACAAGAATAAGGGGTGGAAGTAACATATGGCTGGTCTTAGGGTTCCTGAAAAGCGGTCCGGCGGTATGCCGCAGTATCGGCAGCAGCCCGCATATAATACCACGCCCGGAGCCAATCTCGGCGCGCGACTTTCCGACAGTGCTGGCGGCATTGCGGCACAGGGGGCACAGGCTGGTTGGCAGGCCGTCATAAATACCGGGAAGGCCGTACAGGGCGCCGCAAAGGTTGGTTTCGACCTCTATACCGAATACAGCCGTACCAAGGCTCAGGAAGCCTACAACAAATTTCAGGAGTCCATGCAGGCCGATTTGTACGGAGAAAACGGCATTTTCAACAGGAAGGGGGAAAATGCGCTTAGTTCCGTTGCCGACGCTGAAAAGCTCATGAGGGAACGGGCCGGAGAATTTGAAAAGAACCTTGGCGACATGGGCAAGGAATTTTTCCAAAAGCAGATCGGAACATACGGGCGCCAGCTTTTGCCGCAGGTGCAGCGCCATGCGACCAGTGAGTTCAATACGTGGCAGATCAATACGCAGAAGACACGGGCGGAACTGGCAAAAAACGCTGCCCTTGAGAACTATAACGATCCTGAAGTGTTTGCCCAAAAACTACAGGAAAGCGGGCTGGCGATCATGGAGATTGCCCGTATCAGCGGGTGGTCTCGTGAGCAGATGGAGCTTGCCACGCGGGAGAACGCCAGCGGCATTTATCTTGAGGTAGGGAATGCGGCTCTGTCTCGGGACAATGTGAAGCAAGCGCAATCCGTGTTGGCGTCGGGGATGCTGACGGGAGAAGACAAGATCAGGCTTGAAGCAGCCATCCGGAACAAGCAGGAACAGCTTGAAGCCAAGGCCCGGGCAGAGGAGGAGCGGGCGCGTGCGGCGCAGGAGAGGGCACAGAATCAGGCGGCGGCACAGCTTGGAATAAGCCTGTTCCAACAATACGGGAACAACGCGGAAAGCGTGCAGGAACAGATCGGAAAGATAAAGGATCCTGTGATGCAGGGGAAAGCGATTCAGTCCTACCTCACGCAACAGGGATTGCATGAACGGTTGCAGCAACAGGCAGAAGTCCAGCAAAAGGCGGCTGCCTACAATGATGGCGTATCCCAAACAGAGGCGGTGCTGAAAGATACCAACCTCACCAATGATGAGAAGAATACAAGGCTTGCGGAGATTCAGGCGGGTATTTCCGACCCTAAGACGCGCAAATCCGTAGCCGATTATCAGGATTTTCTGATCAATGGGGTTGAGGCTCCCGTCGATGACCGTATTCTTGCTGACGCTCAATCATACGCTGCACAGCCGGGTGTGACCGCCGATATGGTAACTGCTCGTTTTTCCGGTTTCCTTCCCCCCTCCGCACTTCAAAAGGTAAGAAAAAGTGCTGAGGATCAGCAATGGAAGCAGGAAGAACAGCTTTTGAAGGATGAGCTTATCAGCACGTTGAAGAATAGATTTAACTATAGAGATGCTGACGCGCAATCTGTTTATCGTTTGATTTTGAGTCAACTCAACGGAACAGTCGGCTATGAGGCCAGACGCAAGAAAGCACAATCCCTTGCTGTGGAAATTACTGTTGATAAAGGAAGATGGTCTTGGGGTAAGGACATTCCTGCCGCATCATTAGCGCGTTACCAAGAGCAGGGATACCGGTTCTCCAAAGTGGTGGAAATTCCTGAAACCGTAAAGCCGATGATTGATGAGGCTCTTTCCGTTCAGGGAAAAGAATTGACGGATGAGAACCGTAAGGCGCTTTATCAGAAATACCTCAAGCAACAGGGGAAATAATGTCTCAGAATCCGTTCATGAGTGTTGAAAAAAAGGGGGTTCTTTCTCCCTCTACCAATCCCTTCATGGGGATTACGCTTGAAGATTCCGACTTTGAGCAGTCGCAAAAGGTTTCCCCAGACTATGACCAGATCGAGGCCGTGGCCTCTGGCGATCTTTCCGCTACCGGGTACGAGCCCGATCCGCAGGTAATTGCCGAGTTTCAGCGCGTTCCGCAAATCAACATTCCGGAAGAGGCTTTTGCCGGGTATGTTCCTGATACCAGCGCGCCTGATTTTTCTGGTCTTCGTGCTCCTGATACGGCCTTTGAAGGCTACGCTCCGGAAAGGATGGGTCAGCCTTCGGATGAAGCGCAAGCTCTTGTATCCTCTCTTGCGGAGAATTTTAACCGGAACGCGGAAATGGTCTTTTCGGATGCGGAGTATGCCGCGCAGAGTGAAAGCCAGCAACGGAGAAGACAGGTGGAAGCGGATCTTGCGCAAGATCTGGATCTTCGCGCCCGCACGGTAGCCGAAACCTTTCCTAATCCGCTTCCTGCCGTGGAACTTTCAAACAAAACAGGCATCCCTGTAGGTACGGTTTTGGAGAACCACAGGGAGATCGCCCGGGTCTATGATGCCGCACAGAATGGACCGACGCGCCGGTCAGCGCTGGAAAAGCTGATTCGTGATGAGCCGATTACCGGGCGCTGGCTTGTGCAGCAAGGCGCGGCCATGATTGCCGGACTTGGTGATCAGCTTCCTGAGATTGGAGCATTTGAAAGACTTTCGCAAGAAATGCAGGAGGCAAACAGAGTTGGTCGACTCCAAATTGAGCAGACTGATCTTTTGAATAAAGTTTTCTGGCAAGACAATCCCGACCCTGCCGACCTCCAGCGCATCGATCAAATCAATTGGGAACTTTCCATCAACCAAGCCTATCGCCAAGATGAAAGCTTTTTGATGGGGGCATACCGTAGCTCCTTTTCCACGTTCGTTCCTCAAGTTGCTGAGGGTGCCTATCGTTCCATACTCGGCGGGGCACAGGCCGGAGCCGCTGCGGGCATTGCTACTTCTGCCTTTGGTCCCATATCCGGTGTCTCTGCTGGCTCCGCTTTTGCTGCAGGTGCCGGGGCCGCTGGCATCCGCTATGCTTTTGAAATGTCCCTCGGGGAAATATACGGTTCGCTCTCACAGTTGAAAGACGAGAACGGGCAACCTCTCCCGCGTGATGAAGTACGCCTTCTCTCCTTCCTTGGTGCCCTGCCTTCCGGAGCATTGGAGGTTGTGGGCGTACATAAGGCTCTTTCTCTTATTCCCGGCGCTGACAAGCTCCTGAATAGAGCTACAGTGGCCTCCGCACAACAGCTTTTGAGCCGTAATCCTTCCCTGTTGAAAGCCGTAGGAAAGGGGGCAGGGGAAGCCCTGGGAGCATTGGCTACCGAAGTCGGCGTAGAGACTGCACAGGAAGGGATTAACATCATCACAGAAGAAGCCGCGAAACAAATCAGTGACCAGCCTTTCCGTCTGACGACAGGTGAAGAAGCCGCTGAACGGCTTTCTGACGCGGCCTATGAGTCTCTTAAAGCGTTTGTTTTGCCGATTGGCGTAGGCGGCGGGGCTATGCGCGTCCGTTCCGCCGTGCGCGATTCCAGAAGGGCAATGAACAGTGCGAATACATTGCAGTCTCTTTCTGAACATGCCGCCAACAATAAGCTGATTAAAGAAAGTCCCTCCTCTGCTGAACAGCTCATTGGGCAGTTGAAGGAAGAGGGAGTTTTGGGAGATCTGTACGTTAATCCTGAAGCCATGCAGCGCGTTCTTTTCCAGTCTGATGAGGGGTTGCAGATTGCGCAGCGTATCAAGGTATCCGCTGAGGATGTCGCGGACGCTATGGCTCTCGGAACTCCGGTTGCCATTCCGATGGAAAAGGCAGTCCCTTATCTGCTGAATACGGCGCAGGGGAAGGAGCTCTTGCAGGACTCCACGCTGGATCCTTCGATCATGTCTCCCGGTGAAGTTCAGGAAGTGACCTCCGGGATGACGCAAGAACAGCTTGCACAGATTGAGGCGCTCAATTCATTCCTCGATTTCGTTGATTCAAGCATTGAGCAGGCTCAGAACAACAGGGAAAGCTTTGACCGCATTGCGGCCCCCTACGTCCAACAAATGCGCGACGCAGGCTATTCTGAGTCTCAGGCGCGGCATTATGGCGATCTCCTTGCCGCCAATGCGGAACGTATGGCGCCGATGTACGGCATGGAACCTGCCGCATGGCTTGAATCCCGGTTGCAGGGCATCCAACTCATAGATCTCAATGCCCCCACGCAGGACGTTCTTGACGCCCGTACACAGCGCGCCTTTGCCCGCCAGCCTTTGGCTGAACGCGATCCTTTGTTGGCTTTGGTATGGGGACGGCTTGACGGGAAAAGCCTTTCCTCAGCCTACAATGCCGATACGCTCAAGGAAATTACGCGAGCAAGAGGGCGTGGACTCTTCAAGTCGAGAGAGAAGGGCGGCATTCCCATTGACGAGCTTGCGGATGAAGCCGTACGCCGTGGGCTTCTGCCGGAAGGAAGCGGGGCGGATGAACTTGTTGAGCGATTGAAGCAGGACCCAAGCACGTATTATCAAACCGCTTATCACGGTACACCACACCGTTTTGATGCGTTCAGCCTTGATGCCATAGGTACCGGGGAGGGGAATCAGGCACATGGTTGGGGGTTGTATTTTGCAAAAGAGCGAGGGACAAGCGAAAGGTACAAAACCGGCCTTGGGGTTAATATCATTCTTGATGGCAAGCCGTTCTATGATGGCGTGAGAGGCAGACTGGAATCCAGCACTGGAAACAGGATTGCTGATGATACACTGCTTGCGTTCAACGGGAATATCGACGAGGCCATAGCGGAGTTGCAAGATGATGTTGATTATGGCGTACCGGAAGCTAAAGAAGCTCTTGATGTCTTGCAGGGAATCAAGGCTGACAACAGGCTTCAGGTTGAAGAACGGGGCCAGCTTTTTGAGGTTGATATTCCGGAAAACGATGTCCTGCTGGATGAGGGAAAAAGTTACTTCAAGCAGAGCGACAAAGTACGGGATGCTTTGGCAAAGGCCGGGCTGGGGAGTCTTTACAACGAGACATATAAATATTTCAAAGAGACTTTTGGCGATGCGGCGGCAAAAGAATTGGATGAAGTTTTTGAGCCGATTAGCAGAGGTGTCATCATTGGTACTGTTGGACCCGACACGCTGAGAAAAAAATATGGAGAAGATGCGTTAGACGATGAAATAACAGCGGCGATCAAATCAGAGCTAAATATACTGATAGATAACTTGTGGGATCCTAATGGAAAAAACAACGCCTTTCATAACGGAAGGAATATCTACAAATACTTTTCCAGCCGTGACAAAACAGATCGTGCGGCTTCGGAATCGCTCAACGCCGCTGGCATTAAAGGCATTACCTACGAAGGCGGGCAGGATGGTCGGGCTTTCGTCGTGTTCGACGATGAAGCGATCAATATACTGAATACCTACTATCAGCGAAAAAATGAAAACAATATCCGGGGGAAAATAGAACCTACTGCCAACGGAAAATGGCTGATCAGCGTTTTCAAGGGCAAAAAGAACCTTTCCACGATTATCCATGAGACGGGCCATTTCTTCCTCGAAAACCTCCGGGATGCCGCTGTGCTTGAGACGGCTCCGGATTGGGTCAAAAACGATTGGGCTGCTATCAAGGGTGAACTCGGCATCAAGGATGACGGCTTTATCGAGCGGGAAGCCCACGAGAAATTTGCCCGCCAGTTTGAAGCCTACGCCCGTGAAGGGAAGGCCCCCCGGCCTGAGTTACAGTCGGCGTTCAATCAGTTTCGGGCGTGGCTTACTGCGATCTATCGTTCCGTCCGGCGTTTGCTTGGTGACGCGGAACTTTCCGCCGATGTGCGCGCCGTGTTCGACCGACTTCTTGCCAGCGAAGAGGATATTGCCTCCGCTCGAAAGAGAGGCGCACCTGAGCCAGTCATTGAACGCGCCTCAGAAGCGCTTGGCATTCCCACAGAACGCCTCTCTGCATACCGTGAGGCCGTGTCCAGAGGTATGCAAAAGGGGCAGGCTGAAATCGCGTTGCGTCGTATGCGCGAACAGAAACAGGTCGAATACGAGGCGAGGGGAGAGGCACGGGACTTTATCGAGTCAGCTCCGTTTTATCGTGGTATGCGTGATCTCTCGATGTCAGGCGGCATAGACTGGCAATCACTCATCGGAATGGCCACTGAGGATCTGGCGTGGCAACTGCGTGAAAAATGGAATGCCGGACGGGGAAAAAATATTGTTCAGCAACGCGGCGGGATGACGCTTGACGATGCAGCGGCTTATCTTGGAGTACGTGATGGAACGGAAGTCCTCGCGGCGCTCATGAACGAACCCACAGCCCGGGAATACACTGAAACTCATGTCCAGTCGAAAGTTGCCGAATGGGAAAAGGTCTATTCCCCTGACTTTGAGTTCGTGAACGATGCAATGGATGAGGCTTTGCGTGTCGAGATCGAATCCCTCGGCGGGAATGCGGGTCCCACAACCAAACATCTGCGGGATGTCGTTGATAAGCGTGTTGGGGTAAAAAAAGGTTCCGTTGTCGATGCGGAATACAAGGCGCTCACCGCTGCCGTCCGTAAACAGAAGCGTCTTATCGAAGAGGCCGTGCGGGAAGTCCGGCGGGAAGAGAGGGCGGCGGCACGAGAACGGGTCAAGACTGAGCGCGCGGGGCAACGTTGGAGCGACGCCGCGAAGAATGCGCGGATAGATGAACTGCGCTCTCGGCTGGCGCAGCTCAAAGAAGAGGAGCGGTTGAAGCGTGCGGCGCTCGGTGCTGCCTATCGTGCGCGGATTGAGCGGAATCAGACGACACGCCAGATCCGGCGTATCGCGCAGTCAAAGAGCATTCCCGACACATTCAAGCAACAGATACTTTCCCTGATTGCGCATTTCCCGGGATTGGGTACTGAGCGCATGGCTCCGCGCCCTGATGAGAACCGTCCTACGCTGCTGCAGTTCCAAGAAGCCCTTGGCGTAGAATACAGCTTGGACGATACCGGGGGCGCTTCCCCCATTGCCTCGTGGATTTTTGAAGAGGCGCAGCGGCAAGGGCCGCGCCGCGCAAGCGATCTTTCCCTGTCCGAACTGCGCGACGTGTACGACGCAATCAAAATTCTGGCGCGTCAGGGACGCACTCAGGACGCCCTGATCGGTATGCTGCATGAGCAGGAACTCAATCAGGCCGTGGCGGAAGCCGTGGCGCCGATGGCTTCCCTGAGCGAGACGAAACATATCACGGCTGACGAACGCAACCGCTTGCCCGGCGCGCTACGCTCGTGGTTCCGGGATTCCCTCGCCAACATGAAAGTGATGCGCTACCTGTTCGATGCTGCGGACGGCTACCGGGCGGATCATGACGGCCCGAACAGCCGACTCATCGTGCAGCCGCTCCAGCGTGCCGCGTCGCAGGAACAGGAGCTTTTCCGCAGCTTCGGAACGTCGCTCCGGACACTGCTTGAACCGATTACGAGCCGGGGTATGCACAAGACCTTCTCGATTGATGGTGTCCGTATGCTGCCCGATGTCGAAAGGGAATTCGGCGGCCAGTGGACAATGGAGCGTGTGCTGTCCGTGGCCTTGAATATGGGCAATGACGGAAACCTTGCGGCGCTCCAGCGCGGCTACAACTGGAACACACAGGATTTGGAGCTGATCACCCGCAGGATAACCAGCGCGGAATGGCGTTTTGTTCAGAGTGTATGGGACTTGCTCGACCAGCTGTACCCTGTAATCAACGCCACCTATGAGAAGATGTACGGCATCCCGCTGAAAAGGGTTGAAGCCAAGCCCTTCACGGTGGTTTCCGCTGATGGTGAAACCATCAATATGCGTGGCGGCTATTATCCTTTGAAGTTTGACAAAAGGTTCAGCGAGACGGCACAGCGAAACGCCGATTTTGACGTCCTGAATTCTCAGGAAGCCATTTTGCGGACGCCGAACCCGAAAAGCGGCATGACGCAGGAGCGCAAGGGCGCGGGGATTCCTCCGCTGTTGTCCCTGTCGGTGCTTACCTCCCATGTTGCGGATTCCATCCATTACGGCACCCATACGTTGCCGCTTTTGGATGCCTACCGCATCGTGAAACAGCCGGAGTACCGCAGGGCCATGCAACGCGCCTTCGGTGATGAAGCCTATGCGCAGGTGGTGCCGTGGCTCCGTTCCATCGCCCGCCCTGATCGCACCAAGATCGACGGTATCAACAAGATGTTTGAGTTTTTGGCGCGCCGTGGTTCGTTGGCGGCGATGGGGTTCAGCTTCCGTACCGCGCTGCTCCAGACTACGAGTATCCCGCAGTCGATGGCCGAAGTGGGCACGGGGGCTTTTCTGCGCGGGGCGTATCACATGCTTGTTCATCCTTTGGAAAGTTGGGGGACCATCCGGGAGTTGTCCCCGTATATGGTCAGCCGCTCGCGGAACATGGAGCGCGATGTGGCGGACAGGCTCAAGCCATTCAGGGAAGGCACAAAGATTTTCGGCTCGAAATGGGAGGAAGCTGCCTTTGCGATGATTCAGGCTATGGATGCCATTGTCGCCTATCCAACATGGATGGCGAAGTACAATGACGCGATAGGAAAGGGCGTTGAGCAGTCAAAGGCCGTCCTCATGGCCGACGACGCCGTGATCCGGGCGCAGGGTTCCGGCCTTGTTATGGATACCACGGCACTGATGCGCAAGCCCGGGGCTGCCCGTCTGTTTACCATGTTCATGAGCTTTGCCATGAACTGGCAGAATCGGCAAAGGTACTATCTTGCGGGGTTCCGTGAATCTCTACGGACGGGACAGTCTGAAATCGGAACGGCACGGTTCTTCTCCCATTTCGCACTCGAATGGCTGGCATCTCCAATGCTGACGCTGCTTTTAATTGGTTGGGGCCGCGATGGGGAGCTTCCTGAACCTGAAGATGTGGGCTCTGAACTGCTCGGTTACTGGTTGATGGGGATCCCGATTGTCCGGGAAATCCCAGCCTTGTTCGAGTACAACAAGAAGTTTGGGGATAGTGCGGCATTCAAGGGACTGAATGCCGCGGTGACGGCAACGCGCGGCGGAATGAAGATTGCGGCGGGGGAAACGTCTGATGAGCAGTTCTACAAGACGATGAAGAACACGCTTGACGCCGTTGGTTTTGTTGCGGGGGTTCCCACGGCTCCGATCTGGCGGACGGTAGAAGGTACGGAAGCCTTCATTGAAGGCAAGGCCGGGCCCCTCGCTCCTATCCTCGGCGCGCCGCCGAAAGACAAGCAGAAACGCACCTCGGCGTTCTGATAACCGCTCTTTGACAAGGAAATAGGGAAAGGATAGAAAACCGCCGTGGGCCAGTCTCCGAAAGGAGGTTGCGCCTATGGAGCAGTTCCTACTGGACGTCCTCGCCAATGTGTTGGCGGGCGTCATCGTGGTTCTCGTTGCCCCCTATCTGAAAAGGTAGGCTGAAAACGAGTTGCCCCGGTAGGGACTGACCTCCCTGCCGGGGCTAAAAACTGGAGCAATTCGTTAGAAACTCCGGGGACTGGCCCCAAAGGGCGGTGGGTGTTGACGCACTCGCCGCCCTTCCTGTTTGAGAAGATAACCACGAACGGGGCTGTGGTCAAGTAGCGGGGGAAAAGGAAAGGCCGGGATGTCCCGGCCCTCAAGTTTACCTGTGAAAGGAAGGCAAGGGGGGTGAAGACATGACAAACCCCTTGGAAAAGATTATGATTTGCGATGAAGAAGGGTAGTGGCGGGGGAGCTGCGAACTCCCCCACCGGCTCGGCGTCTCACCGCCGAACCACGGCCCCACATGAGGATTGGGCCCCTCATGCAGAGTATCCGTCCGTATTGGTGCTCCGAAGGACGAAGCAAGTTTTGCATAGCACTACGAGCGGGATGGGGCAAGAGCAAGGAAGTTTTGAATGTCGGTTGAACGACTGACACCCAAAGAGGCCGCACAGTATCTTGGTTTTTCGACATCAACGCTTGAAAAGTGGCGCAGGGGCAAAAAGGTTTGGGATGAGTCGAACCGGGGGCCGCGTTATACATCATTGAACGGTAGGAGATGGTACCGGAAGGATTGGCTCGACGACTGGCAAGATTCGGTTTGGGCGCTTCCCGCAAGAAGCCGCACAATGCCGCAATGAAGCCCATGCCTGCCCATTGCGCCGTATTTTCCCTCTTAACCTGTCATACATTCAGCATATCCGTAGGAAACTGACCTCCAAGGAACCCGCATATCGCGGGCCAAAAACTTTGGAGGTCTTTTTTATGGATCTGACTCCTACCATCCCCCTCGGCGGGGACAACAACGGCGGATGGGGTGATGCTGTCGGCGCGTTTGCTGGTGCGCTGTTCGGCTCTTGGTTCGGCAACGGCTGGGGCGGTGGCGCTTACGGCGGCGGTCGGGGCGGCAACGGCGGCGGGTGCTGCGGTGGCGGTGCCCCCTCCGTGGTCATTGCCGGGAACCCCGGCGGCGGCTCCACTGCGGAACTGGACGCCCTGAGCGGCATTTCCTCGGCTGTGGGCACGCTTGGCCTCCAGTCCCTGCAGGGCCAGAACACCACCAACATGGCCATGTGTCAGGGTTTTAGCGGCGTCGTCGCGGCTGACAATGCCAACACCGCCAGCCTGATGAACGCCACCACACAGGGCTTCGCTGGCCTGAACACTTCGATCATGACTGGCGATATGGGGATTCAGCAATCCTTGTGTCAGGGCTTCAACGGCCTGAACACCGCCGTTCTGGTCGGCTCCAAGGATGCCGCGCTCCAGTCCTGCCAGTCCACCAACGCGATCACCAGCGCGATTGACAACTGCTGCTGCAATACCCGCGCTACGATCATGGCGGAAGGCTCGGCCACACGCCAGCTTATCGACCACTACGCCTACGAGAACCTCCAGACGAAGGTCTGCGATCTCAAGGCCGAAAACGCCGCTCTGAAGTCCACGGCTGCAACCAGCGCCATGCTTCAGGGGGCGGTTGCACAGCTTTCCGCTCGTATCGAGTCCCTCCGCCCCACCACCACGGCAACCGCCTAGGAGGTGAGCTATGAGGATGCTCATGCAGTACGGCGGGCGTGATGGCGACAGAAGCGGACGAACCGACAGGGGCGGACGTGATGACGGCCTGCGCAACCGCGACGATTACATGGAGCCGGAAATGCGGCGTGGCGGTCGCCGTCGCCGCCGCTCTGACGGCACGTTCATGATGCTCGGCGGCGGGCGTCATGAAAAGATGGAGCATGGTTTGTTCTCTTCCTCTTCCGGAGGAGACGACTTTGATCCCCAACTCGTCCATGAGACGTGTGAAAAGATCAAGGAAAAGCTCCAGAACCCCCCGCAGACGTGGTATCGCTATCTTGAAGATGATCGGATTATCCCTATCATCAAGATGGAGTACGACGAACTCAAGCGGGCAATCCATGAAGTGAAGGAAGGACATCGCAGCCCCCGCGCCATCGACAAGGAACTGATTCACCTTGCGGCGGCTCTGGTCTGCGCCCATGTGGAACTCATGGAAGAAGAGGAATAAAACCATGTCAAAGCTTCCGCTCCCTGTTTCGTTCTCCGATGGTATGTTCAAGTACGATCTGATCTACATCCCTGCGCTGCCCGCAGACGCCGATCCCCGGTATGCGATGGAGCCGAACACGGCAACCATGCGCGCCGTTTCCGCCAACAGCCGGGAAGTCACTGTCCCTAACGTTGGCAAACAGATGCTCACATGGGTTTTAATGGAACAGCCCGCCCGGCCCGGGTCGGCTGTTCCCGCCCGGCTCTATCGGTTCTTCCGGCTGTCAAAGAACAGGATCCCGATTGAACTTTTACGCCCCGGTGATTGCATTTGCTACGCCCTGACTCCGCTGCACATGCAAAACGATCCCGAGCAAGCGTTCGTCAATTGCCTGTTTGGGTACAACGCGGAACCAAAGGTTGAACGCGAAAATTGGGTTTCGTCGATCTTCGCGGCCCCCGGCCCGCAGGAAGAAGAACAGAAGCAGGAAGCGGGAGTTCCCGGCCCTCCATCCCCTCAGCCCCGGACACAGTCTCAACGGCAAGAGGGAGGTGACGAACTATGAGTGCGAGGGAAACAGTCATTGAGCGTGTGACGCGCATTGCTGACGATACCTCAGAGCGCGAAGAGTACGCCGCCGACCTTATGCAAAAGATCATCGGGGAAGGATCGGGATACTTCATGCAGTACAAGCTGAAAAGACGTATGCCCCCTCCCGAGTTCTTCGAAAAAATGGCTGGCCAGCTTATAGCTATAGCCTACGCCTATGAGGAACAGCGAGAGCGTAAAGTGGGATACATCAAATGAATACAGGCCGGGGATTTCGATTCCCGGCCTTTTTTGTTGCCATGTTTTTGGGGCACGGATAGACTCCACTGCGAAAAAAGGAGGAAGGCCATGCCACTACCCATGCCCGAAGAAGAGGAAAACTTGCGTTGCCCACACGGTGAGCGCGTCCAAGCCCTGATGCTATGTTCTCTGGACTGTGCCGTGTCGGGGGCTCATCCCGACAGGAAAGCGAAAGCAGATGGACGGTTCATCATCACGCCGTGGTGGTGCCTGCACAAATGCAGGTGGTTGCCAGAGCACCGGGATGAGATCCGATTCGTGGCGAAAAAGTCGGATTGAAGACACAAAAAAATCCCCCTCCCGGCGCGAACCGAGAGGGGGATCGAAGTATCCACACAACATATTAAGGCACCCTTTTAAAGCGTTGGGAAGACGCTTTTTGCTGTCTGCACCAAGTTGTTTGGTGCAGAATTTTTGTTACCTATTGAATTGACATCCTCCCCCGCCTGAAGTCGGGGGAGGATGTCAACCTCCTACGCGGCCCGCCTTTTTCTGTATCTGTCGAGCATACCGGGGTTCTGAGCGAGCTCGGAACGGAATGCGGCGATTACATCAACATGGTAGGCATTGATCCCCTCCGGGTATTCAGGGGTTGCGATTTTCTCTATGGAGTAACCGAGATCGGTAGACATGCGCTTGAGGGCTTTCCCGACGACTGAATACATCCCCTTGCTTTCAACGAATTCCGTCAGTAACCATGGAATGGCCTTCACAGACTTGTAGCGTTTCCCTCGTCCAAGTTCGTCCTCAAGAGCGTTGACCTTGCGGACGGCGACGGAGGCGGTCGCCATTGCGGTAGCCTCGCGGCGTGAACCGATTTCGGCCTTGGTGCGCTGGTAATAGTCGGCACGAGCCTGTTCCGCCAGCCGTGCGCGTTCCGCCACAATCCACGCCTCGGCTGCCGCGATGGGGTCGCGGAAGTTGGGGAGAAGCGGCGACGTGGTGCGAAGCTGTTCTTCCATTTCGTTGAAGCGGGCGATGTAGGCTTTCTTCATCCGCATAGCTTCAGGCCCCGTATATCCCATGACAAGGAGAACAAAGCCGTCCTTGCTCATGACATACATGGGCATTTCCTTATTCTGTTCGGTCAGATAAGAGGAGAGTCCAAAATTGGACTCACTAAATCCATCTTCATCAGCCTCAAGAATTATACGAATGTCACGCAGGACATGCTTGTGTTCTTTCTCAAAATGCTTGGCCACCTGAAGCGAGGTTACGGCGAGGACCTCCTTGCCATTGATGGTGCGAGTGCTTACTTCAACGAGAGACTTGACAGAATCATTCATATCATCTATCCTTCTTGTGTTGGTTGGTTCTACCGACGATGAGGCTCCAACACATTCGCCTCATTGAAGGACCCCGCTGACACCGCTATCAGCTCTGGGTCTGGACAACCTCTTGATAGCGCAAAGCCCCCGGACCTGTCAAGGAACGGGGGCTTTCTTTCGCACTTGGCATCCGTGTGATGCTTCTCCTCTATTAAAAGAAAAGCCCCTGTTCGGGGCTACTTCGGTTCACGGGGTTCGGGGATGGGGCCAGCCCATTGTCCATGCAACTTGGACATCCAATTACCTACACTTCCAACACAAATGTACAAGTCATCAACCTTGCGAGGGTCAGGCTCAACCGATACGATGTGAGTTCTATACGCTGTTTTGAACCAATACCACCCCGGCACTTTCGGCGGCTCGTCCGTCCACTCCAGCGCACGGGGCAGGGCGTTCCACAATGCGGCGGCTGTTTCTCTGGAACCGTGTTTGCTTGTGGTCAAGCATCCCCGCGTGCATTGCGCGATCAAACCTATTACGACGTGTCCTTTGTTGTCTCTCTCAAATGCATATAAAATATGTGCTTCCTCGCCACACGCCGGGCACGGTAGCAACGTCAGTTCTTCGGGCATGATTCCTCTCCTTCCCCCACGGCCTCGCGTGCGGCTTCCCGTACATCTTCAGGCAACGGCGGATTCATCGCGCCGGAGTCAATATCGGGCATGAGATCGATGTCTATATATGCGTTTGCAAGCCAAATGCTTAGGACATCAGCCTCCCGATCCAGCCGCCTAATCTCTTGGCACAGCCTGAAAATGATAGCCGCAGGCCCCACTTCATCGAGCGCCTTGGAGTCTCCGAGCATGTCGCCAACGGCGGCGGCCCGGATGTAGTCGAGTTCTTCGGTGGTGATAGTCATTCAAACCCTCTCAAATATGCCTGCCAGTAACTTTCTGGAGTGCTGTGACATTTAGTAGCACTTCGCAATCCTTCAACCATCTTAGCTACAAACCACTTTTTTACTGCGTGTTCATATGCTTTCCATATTCCCGGCCAACGTCGCATTGACTCCTCACGTTTATGCACAACTCCCGGTGTTTTGCCAAGGATAAAAGGACAGACTACGCAGCCAATGCGATGAAACCCTTCGTCATACAGGGACGGATATGGTAACTTCCGACTTTCGATGAACTCCCATACGACCCATTCTGGCCAGTTGAAGATTGGCTTATATGTCGTTTGCCCCATAAAGCTATCAATTCTGGGACGAGATGCCCGACGTATCGACTCTTCGGCGCGTATTCCCATGATCCGATGTTTAAGGGGATGCTCACGCGCTGGTTCTTTTTTTAGCACGTCACAACACCAACGGCGGATTCTGAGCGGAGGAGCCTTCACTTGTATGGCCTTCCAAATTGTTGTCTTGGGATAGAGCCACGACACAGATGGATATTCACGTTTGATGAACTGGACGACTTCCGGTGGGTCGATGCCAGTGTATGAGTAAAATGCCTGATGCTTGATCCCTGCCATGCGACACAGCTTCAGTAATACAATACTATCCTTTCCGCCGCTAAATCCCAGAAAAAAGCCTTCCGGCGGTTCATTGTCACGCAGGAAGGCTATACTTTCGGCTATGTAGTCGGTTGTATCGTATCCGGGCAGTGAGAACTGCCGGATGGCGTTTTTCATTCTTTCGGCTCCGTGAGTTCGTACAAGCGTTGTACTTTGCAGTGTGCGCATGATACCGTGTTATCCTCATCATACGGGCATTTTTCATCTTCATACGGACACTCAAGCAGACAAGCCTCAAGTTTCAGCATCTTGATTAGCCTCGGCACGGAGTTGCACGCGGCGACGATGTAGGCGGTGTCTTTCACAGCCTGCCCAAATTCATTGGACTTGCAATTTGCTATAACTTTTTCAGCCCCGTGCTGTTGTGCAACATATGCCCTTCCAGGGTTGATCCACGGCCCCGGTGTTGCCGCATCCCCCAACCGTTCAAGTTCATCAAGCCATTCCTGCGCTGTCATCATCCATCATCTCCCTGACGTACAGTCGTCATATATGTTTTAAAGACTTTAACTTTTTCGATATGTCCGCATTTGGGGCAAGTGAAAATATCGCTTGCAGGAATAGCAAAATGGACAGCGAGAAGGAGCATAACAACGATAAGCCACAGACTAGCGCCACGGCTAAGGAGAAAACCTAGCCACGCTATTGTCGCCAATGCCGATAAATTCGCAATAATGCAGAAAATGAATCCCATGTTATCTTTCATTCAACACTTTCTCCCAAGCTTGTGGAGTAACGTCTGAACACCACACCTCTTTCGTGGGGCAATTTTCCGTTTCTTCGCCATACAGCGGGCATCGGGTATAAAAAGATGCATTGGTTTTGCATATATACGCACGCGCAATGGCCTCTTTCGAGCACTGCATGAGGGATTCAAGCGTAGTCTCGTTCATTGTCTATTTCCTGCTCAACGGCGATACGTGCAAGGTATAGGTTACAAAAAGGGATACCTGCACATTTATCTATATCATGCCCGCATGGGCATACAGTCTCCCGGCAGCCGTCGGCATTGTACCAAGAGCAACCACGTGGACGGAGAAGTGTGCCGATTTCCCCTCTGCGGGCATTGCTTCCGGCGTGCTCTGCCAGCTTTGCCGCCACCCTCGCCTCGAATTCGGCGGCGTCACGGTAGTCAGAAGTGAGCATATCACATGCTTCTTTGCATTCTGTGCGGCACCACCTCCAACAAGCGCCACAAGGTGCATCCTTTGTTCTTCGTTTCTCCAGCCATTTCCTTTCTTTTTCTGTCAGCATATTTTCCCTCGTGCTGAGTTCAATTTTTTCCAAATTCAGCATTTACTTCCCCGCCCTCTGCCCCATACGTTGCATTGACATCCTCCCCCGACTTCAGGCGGGGGAGGATGTCAAATCCAGCCTGATTTAGAAGAGAGTTGATACTCATTCCTCTAGGTTTTGTCTTCTCTATTGGCCACTCTATAGCAAGTCTATTCAGGACCTTTCTATCAATACCGCACATCCGTGCGAGTCCAGCTTCTGTCAGATAGGGGATACCGTTTTCAAGAACCCCCATCTCAATTCCATCGATTTCACATTGTTTTTCAACTTGGAAAAGACATCCTTGTACCATTTTGGGAGATGGGACTAAATCACGGTTATTTTTATCTAACGTCATGTTTTTAATTCCTTTTTATATGGGCCTAAGTCCTACTTTTCGCCGTGTTGATTGATTTAAATGTATCTGTTCTTCCCGCTCCGGCGGGGACTTTCATTTGTACTCAACATAGATGATCACGCATCCGGAGGGCCGCCGTTCGCGCCTTATTTCGCGGAGGCGGGGCGGGGCGTGCTACGCTTTCTCAGCAATCCTTAGCTTGCTTGCTGGAACCGTCCATTTCCCCTCGTAGCCGTATACATTGACGTACATAGCCTTGCGGCCTTTCCCGAAATCACGGGGATACGGAGCACAGGATGCCGTCACGGTGACGGTTTGGCGTTCGCCGCCAATCTTCGCCCGGTAGAGGAAACGACGCCCCGGAAAAATTGATGCCAAATCAGGACATTTTAGTCTGATGTCGGGGAGGGCGTCGGTGTTGGGCATGGCGTATTCTCCATACAACCGGTTTGAGCCGGGCCGGGGTGGTTATTGTACTTGCAGGCTGTAGGTTTTCACTAGAGCGCATCCGGGGATGTGCAGACCTCCCTTGAGGGCTTCTTTGATCGTGGCCTTGTCCGGTTCCATCGTTGTTTTCGTTCTGCGGTACAACTCTGGAAGCTCTTCCGTTTGCGCCGTTACCGCTACAGCCTCAGATTCCCGAACGCTGATTGTGTAGGCATTTCCTGATACTTTCTTGAGTCCGTTTCCTCTGAGAACGATAGTGTAGTGTTCCTTGAGCCATGCAAGGCGTGATTCCGCCGCCCTCGCCTTGGCTGCAAGGCGTCTGGACTCCTCCTTGCAGGCTTCGGCAAGTGCCGACTGGATTTTCAAGAACTGCCCGAACCCATCCACCTTGTCGGCTTCAAGTTTAGCGAGTTCATCAATATAGGCGTCCATCGCCTCGCGCTGTTCCGGGGTAAGTTCTTCATCGGGAATGGAAAGCATCCCGGCGAGTTCTTGCTGAATTTCGTTGAAAGTCGGCATGTTTCACCTCCTAGAAGGGCACATTGTCCATGCCGGAAGATTCAGAGGGGAAGGATGAACCGGATTTTCCTCCATCCTTTTTGTCGAGGAATTGGATGCGCTGCGCTTTGATTTCCGTAGTGTAGCGCTTCTGTCCCTGCTGATCCTGCCATTCCCGTGTAGATAATGAACCCTCCACGAATACAAGGCTTCCCTTGCTCAAGTACTGGTTGCAATGTTCAGCGGACTTCTGGAATACAACGACGCTATGCCATTCGGCCTTTTGCACCCGCTTCCCTTCCCGATCCGTGTAACTTTCGTCAGTAGCGACATTGAGACGGCAAATTGCCGCTCCGTTCTGGGAATATTTGAGTTCTGGATCGCGTCCAAGGCGTCCGATGATTTCAACACGATTGAGGCTAGCCATTTTGTCCTCCGTTGATGGCGTTCAGAAATTCGGAAACATCCGCCTTCGTCAATTCACGGGAGCTTGCAATGGGGCGCCCGAAGAATCGTGAAAGTTCGGCAAGGTAATCCGCTCGGCTGTCACCATGCCGTTTGGTCAGATAAGACATGAGGGCCTTTGACTGCTCCGGCGTCATCGGGCTGGTATTTTCCGCCTTTGCCTTTGCGCGTTGCTGTGCGGCCCCGTTTTTGGGAGCGAGGTGATCCGTTTCGGCGTCTGGGTCAGGCATTTCCTCCGTAGGAATGCAAAACGTCTGGAACATGGCGTATTTCATGGCAATAGACTGCGCCTTGGGTAACGCCTTGTCTCCGCTGTCCATCGCTTCGCCTACTGTCACACAATGAACGCTAGAACCGTCCTCAGCGTAAAACGTGAAACGCACCTTTGCGGTCACGTAAGCCATGATTGTGCCTTTGGCATTCGCCCGCTCCTCACGGGTCGTTTCCAGCACTTCCGGCACACAGAACACGCCATGCTGTGACATGACTGGATGCAAGGCGTTGTAGACATCATCAATTCCTCGGAACTTAAACGATGCAAAACCACTGGTTTGTCTATCCTTACCGATTGAGCCACAATCACGCATAACTGCAATGATTGCACTGTAGATTTTCGCTTCCATGCTTCATCCTTTCACCGCCCATCGGCGGGAACTAAAAAAGCCCCGGTTGTTCCGAGGCCTTCATCAAAAATCGGCGCGGAGACCCCTGCCTTCAGGCAGGGGAGGAAGCGCCGCCTCCTTTCTGAGTTCGGTTAAATAGGTCCTGCGTCTTTCGTGCAGGCGAAGCTTTTTGAAGCTGATGCCTGCTGATATCCGCGTTCCGTCAAGCTTTCGCACGTCGAAGCTGCCCGTTGATCGACGGCCGAAGATGAAGGCCGTCTCGCCCTTGCAGGCGACTTTGTCGAAAAGACGAAAGCCCTTCACTTCGTACGGCGCCTGATTGCGCTTGCGAACGCCGCCTTTCAAGATCGAAAGCTTGTGAATCTGCCGGTTGTGACGGCGCGTCTGCTTTTGGTAGTAGAAACTGCCGAGCCGATCGGCCTTGAGGTTTCCGGCGATGCAGAAGGCGTCGGCGCAATGAGATTTCGCAATCCCGTGCTCGATGCGCGCATGCTTCGTCAGATAGCCGTAGGTATTGCGCACTTCCAGTTCCGGATGCGCCGCCTTCAGTCGATCGAGCACCTTCCATCGCATGATGCCCATGAAGGCTTCGGCTCTGAACGACGCGCCGCGCTTGATGCTGAGCTTGATCTCGCCGCGGTGAAGCGCCTTGTGGCACGTCTCGCAGAGCGTGATCAGATTGCCTGGCGAATCGCCGCCGGTGCGCCTGGATTCCAGATGGTGAACGTTGAGCACCGGATCCTTCGACCTGCCGCCGCAGTGCCCGCAGACATGCCCGTCTCTGAAGAGCACGTATTCGCGGACATTCCAAAAGCCGAGCTGTTCGCCCTGCTGATAGCCTTTTCCGGAAATGTCGGGATTCTTCAGAAGCTGCATGTCGAAGGATGCCGTTTCGACAGTGATCTTCGTTACGGGAAGAATCCGCAGAACCGCCTCTATGCGCGAAAGATGCGCAGCGATGCGGTTTTCCACCGACGGGGCAAGCCAGCCTTTGCGCTTGCTGCGGACGCGGTTGTCGAACCGCGGCGCACGATAGCGCGTTTTGCGGCTGCGGCGTGCGCGCCGCAAGGCAAGACGGGCTGACAGCAGATCGGTGATGTCCTGCCGGAGTTCGATCTCGGACGCATAGAGTTCGGCCTTTTCCGTCGAAGCGGAAAGACCGACATGCTTGTAACCGGCATCAACGCCGAGGCTCACCGGCTGCTTCGATTCGCCGCCGGCAGTCGTGAGCCGAATGGTGAAGGGCGTCCGCCTCGCCACTGCTGCTTTCTTCTCTTTCAGGAGAATGCGCGCCTTTGCCGCCGAACACGGCATCAGGGGCTTCCCCCGCATGTTCAAAACAAATACTCTCAAGTTTTGTCTCCTCGGCCCGAAGGCCGGTAATGATCCTTCGCCAATGTTGGAAGGGGTTTCCTGCCGGCGGCACCGCTCCTACCTCTCAGAGCTTTTAACCGCCGACCGCAGAGCGCGGAACTAGGATCTACATTCCGCGATGCCTGTGTATTCCCAACCAACGTAGTCCGCATTCCTGCGGACTGAGGCTAGTCAACCAGAGGCTTTCCACAAGCCTCGGCCTTCAGGCCGGGGTAGTTGACTGCTATTTTTCAGCATCATCTTGCCAACAAGCGGCATCATGCGCCTTGATGAACTCGATTGCCGCCTTGTACGATTTCCCATAGTGAGAATCACCGTGTTCTTTTTCAACCTTCGCGGCAAATTCTTCGAGCGTACCGTAGAAGCAACCACAACGGACGTGGACAGTCCGTTCGGTCTTGGTCACATATGTAATTCCCTGTCGGGAACCGATAGGACCAAAGGATAGAATTTTACCTGCGGCACCCCACAGGTCGGCACCCCGCAGGTCGGCACCCCGCAGGTTGGCATCCCGCAGGTTGGCATCCCACAGGTTGGCATCCCACAGGTCGGCACCCCGCAGGTCGGCACCCCGCAGGTCGGCACCCCGCAGGTTGGCATCCCGCAGGTTGGCA